AGATGAAACAGTTGCTTTTGAGATAGTCGCGAGCGAGATAAACGAAGACAGCGCGCGAAGAGCTGAGAATGATCGAATCTCTTGCGATGAGTTGCTTGTGTACGCTAGGCTACGGTCAACTACAGCTAGTGCTGCTTGGCGTGTAACTTGGCGCTCTGGTCTAAATTTAGAGTTTGATTTATTTACGAGTGCAATGGCTTCTGCACGAAGCTGATCAAGCCACTTTGTGTCACGTCTACGCTTGCTCACAGCGAATCAACCTTCCTACGCGGAAGAAGATCCGCGTCTTTGCTATTGTACAATGAAACGGAAAGATTCTTTGCACGTTCAAATGGATTTTCATTGTCTTTCACGCCGCGTGTCCATGCCGCTTTAAGGGCTGGGATCACAGAGTAACTAAGACCTGAATATTCGGCCATTGCTACAAGAGCCTCGTTGGGAGACGCGTACTCTTTTTCGTTTTTCAAAGTGATGTACATCTCAGACTCAGCAACCATCGACGCAGTCACAGCTGTTGAAGCTCCTCGCGAAGATTTTGGGTGCCCTGTCGGAAGAAGATCATTGTCTTGTACGTACCCAGAAACTGGAGAAGATCCAGACGCAAGAAGGCGCAAGAATGCATTCACTCTCGACACAGCAACCGCATCGCGACTTGTTGTGTCGCTCAAGTTGCCAATGTACTCGTGCGCGCCTCTGCGATAGACAGCGCGCAGTGTCGACAATGTAGCTTTGCGACCGCCCGGAGCTTTTTCATTGTGTGCTGACATTTTTTCTTTGAGCATCTCGTCAGTGTTCTTTGCGAAGAAGACTTTGCGCTTAGCACTTGCAGTAACTGCTGTCTTCTTTTCTGGACGATCTTGCTTTTGCTTTACAGTTGCCGCTACGACAACCATTTGAGATCTGCATCCACACATGCAGTCGAGGCCGCAGACACATGCTTCTGGAGAACACATGCAACCTTCTGAGCAGCATGGTGCCGCTGGAATAGGCTGGGCTTCAACGATGGTGGGCACGATAATCTCAGCAACTTGCAGAAGACCAGCGTCAGCTTTTTCCAAGCGGCGTGATGGTTGAAGACCAGAGATTACACGTGCCTGCCAAGACCACTTCTTATGAGTGTCTTCGCGACCGGCGAGAAAGTCTTGTATTCCATACTCACGACAAGCGCCCGCGAGCTCTCCTGCTGCCTTGAGCTTTTCAATGATCATTTCATTGTCGTGAAGAAACTGCATTGTCATATCAATTGGCTCTCCAACGTGGACTGTGTAGTCTTCGACGCACGAGCGGTCGAGCATGTCGGACAGTGAGCCAGGCGCATCAAACTCGAGCTTTAAGATGCTCTCGGCTGTTTCGTCGATTGATCCGTAAAGATCTTCTTGAAGCATTCCAAAAAATTCATGAAATTCTGAAAAGTCCTTGCCTTTAACGTTCCAATGGAATCCGTGAAGTTTCAATTGTACTGTGTAGACACTTGCAAGAAGGCAGCCAAGACTTTCGGCAAGATCTGCTGTTGAATCGTTGTGAAAGCTCATTTTAGTTCGCTCCTATTACCTTATGACTAGAAAATTGTACTTCATTGTAGAACATGTCACTCTCACACGAAACCTTCAAAAGGATTTTCTGGCGGTGCTGGTTCTTCCGCAGTGGCAGGTGGTTGCTCAGCGGGTGCTGCTTCCGCAGCAGGTGCCGGTGCAGTGCCTTCAGCCGGTGTCTGTCCAAGCATTTGCGCAACTTCAGGAGGAATCGGTCCAACGCTTGAAGCTTGCTGATTTGAACGTACAGCATCAACCATGTCAGGTGCGAACGCTTTAATTGTTGCCTCAGTAAGTTCAGGCGTGATCATGCCCTTTTCAAGGATGGTGCGCAGTGCGACTTCATTCGGACTTGGAGCGTCGGCTTCGCTGAATCCGTGAGTACGGCGCCACGTGTCAAAGCTAACTGCCATCTTGTCAAAGCCCGCGTCTGCATCGGCTGCGCGGTCGTTACGCGTTGCTACTTGGCTTGGGTCGTACCAGATGACAAGGCGATCAACCTGAGATTGGTCAAAACCGTTTGCGATGAGATACGGGCGCAAGTAGACAACAGTCAACGCATCTGCGATCAGAAGCATAAGTGGCTCAATGTGCGCCTTGTAGAGCGATTCATCAATCTGCATGGCGTTTGAGTACTTGACGTTTGCCAAACCAGTAACGATGTCCTTAGGAACATCAAGTCCCTGGAGGATACGCTCAAGAACGCGGTCTGCGCGTTGCGCGAGTGCAGGGTCAAAGCTACGTTCAAACTTGAACTGCTTGATCTTGTCGCCAAGTTCAGCAGGTCCACGAATAATTAACGGCACAACCGCGCTTGCTGAGTCTTCATCGCGAATCGGCGTGGTCATCGCGTCAATGAGCTGGTCCTCGAACTCGTCTGTCGTCTCCTCAGGAGTAACGCCGGGGCGTGAGTCATCATAGTCATCATACGGGTAGTCAGGATCTGGAGACGCTGCTACAGAAAGACCGTCAGGAAGGTAGAGCGCGCCAGCGTTCAAACGGGAACGCGCAGTTGCACGGAATGTGCGGTTCAAAAGCAAAAGTTCTGCGCACATGTCGAGCAGCCCACGAAGTGAAGAGTCCGCCTCTTCAGAAAATCTTGGATGTGCACGCCAGATGCGTCCAACGAATGCTTTTTCAGGAAGTGCAAGAATACCATTTTGCACGCGCTGAGAATGTCCACCCTTGCTAAGTAAGTCACGGCGTGAAACGATCCCGTAGTTATTCTTAGAGTCGATCTGGACCTCGTCAACTGAGCGAATATCCCAGGATTCAACGATGCCGCTTCCGAGGCGTGCTGGCATCTGTACGAGGTAGCACTCTCCGGTCACGGAGATGTTTAGAGCCGCGTCGCGCAGCAAACCTGCTTGACCGCCATACGCTGAGTCTAGGCGCGCTAGAGCGCGCTCTGCGGCGGCCGCAAGGCGTTGGTCGACAGTACTTGAATTACGTACAGGTACTGGCGTTTCAGCGGGGTTTTCTATTACTGCGGCATAAAGGCGAATTCTTGAGACAACAGATGCCACGAGGTTAAAAGCGTACTTGATTTCGCCAATTGCGTCGTAGTACTCCCAGGCTTCTGATTGCCATGCGGAAGACGGTGCCTGGCGGCGCATCTTGAATTGCTCAGCTTCGCCTTTATCATTGAGACGGATCTGAGTTGCGGCCGCGGTAATCGTTCGTGGTGTCCCGTAGGTTGCCGCCTGCGCGGGAGTCAGACCTGAAAAGTACGTAAGTGGCGACGAGGCTGTGCTCTGTCGTGCTGTACTTGATTGCTCTCGGCGAAAAACGCCCATCTAAAACTCCTCGTCGCTAGAACGGAACTAGTCGGTCAGTATTGACTAATGCGGCTCAATAATCCTGCTGCACCAGACAAGGCAAATATACCCCAAATGGTGATGGCAGGTGTTGGAGCTATTTTATACACAGTCAGAACAAGTGATGATACCCAAATGCTGGTACACCAGTCACAAGTAATCAAATAGCCAACGCCGCCATTGTGTGGTGGGTACTTTTTCCAGATTTTTTCGCGGATTTTTGAGACAATCTCATCAGTTGTGATTAGTCTTGTGATGCGAAACACGGCAAGAGTTAAAATAATGCCGTCTAAAAAGCTAAATATCATTGTGTAGGGTCTTTCATTGAGTAAAGTGTCTTGTATGGATTCCACGCTCTCAACATGCTTCCGCAGCCGCAGCCACTATCCTTGCGGAACGCAAGTGCTTTTCCGTTGACTGTGATCAGGCGCGTGGTGCCTTTCTTGTCGAGAAGAAGCGTGTCAGGAAGATACTTCTCTCGAAAGATCAGCATTGGGCCGTTCGATCCGTCCGCGGCAACCATGATCATGTCTTCAGTAAGAACAATGCGGACAGGCTCAACTCGGCGCGAGTGCTCAAAACGCTTAATGTCCGTAACCTGGAGCTCTGCGTAAATGTCACGTGACACGAGGTTAGGTGCTGTGACAAGTGCCTGTGCTGGAAACAGGTCATATATAATCTTCATAGCTTTACTCTACTTACCTAGCCTGCGGGCCATTGCTCGGTACGTGACGCCTGCCGCGGCGGCAAGCTCAGAGATCGCAACGCCTCTCGAGTACGCTTTGTGAGCGATACTCGTTAGCTCGTCGTTTGCGGAGGCATAGACGCCGTTCGGATTTGCGCGAGCTCTATAGCGACGAGCCAATGGCGCGATCTTATTGATTCGAGCCTTTTCTGTTGCCAGAAGAGCTGGAGAAGAGGGAGTGTATACTCGTCGTTCTCTTTTTGGCCTTGACGTAGTGCTATTTTCCGCGGCGGCTATTAATGAATTCGAAGAAGAGGAGGAAGGAAAAGGGATAGTTCTTGAGGGAGTGATTGTGTGTGGTCGGGACAGCCATGTGTGGACGGTTGAACGTGGCCTGGGAGGGTCAAAGGCATTCGCAATGGCTGTCACAGACCAACCCACACTGTGAAGCTCTTGCGCTCGAGCATAGAGCTCTTCATTCATCAGGACGCGCAGAAAATCACACTCTGCGGCGGGAAGGTTCACTATCTGCCTCGGCACAGGCTTACTGTATCATCAGTGCAGCGGAAAAATGTGAACGATACACGTGAAATTGTACCTTGCCGTTAGAACTACTTTGGGGATTGTACGAAACGGAGGAATTAGTACATTATGGTAAGTGGGTTTGGCCTGCGAGACGCCAGTCGCCTATTTTCGGGCCGTGTTCAAGTGTTTCGGGCTTTTGTTTAGAAAAGTTACTTGCATTTCGCTTTCGACTATCTGCGCGTGAATTTTTTTGCAGGAAGACGCGTTGTATGCATGTCAAGACGTCTATGTCTATGTGAGATACAAGGTGTCAACTAATGTGTGCGTGTGTGCACGTGTGCGTGCGTGTGCGCGTGTGACAGGCGCGTGTGACAGGCACGTGTCAAGGACGTAGGCCATGAGAACACAGGGCCAGAAAAAAACTTTGCGAAATGATGTACGAAAGCAGAATCAGTTGATATAATGAATTCATCAAGCCAAGGCAGCCTGCCTAGGTAATGATGAAAGGACAAATACAATGAACACACCAACAGTCACAATGAAAGGCGCAGTCATCGCGGCCTACGCCCAAGGAAATCGCGTGGTGATTTGGATGTCATCACCTACTGGTGACTCATCAGACTCATTCCAATACAACCTTCCATGTGTAAACGAATCACAGGCAGAGGTCATCGCTCAGATGTGGAAGAACGCCTGGGGATTGAACGCCTAAGCGATAAACGAAAAGGGCACCTTCCGAATGGGAGGTGCCTTTTTCTATGTCCCGCATACCGCATACCGCATATGTAGCTGTGTGTCAATGTATGCGTTCGACGTATATGTATATATGGTTACCCGCATAGGGGTCTCACCGCACTACGCCACTATGTGTACGTTCTCATCGCCATCGAAGAGTGCTACCAATGTGGCCGCGTTCATAGTACCCGCACCTTCAATCCCGTGTGCCTTTTGGAAGGAAGCTACAGCGTCCTTTGTGAGGTCACCGTACCAACCGTCCTTATCGCCTACCGCATTGGTGTAGCCTCGCTCGACAAGACGACGTTGCACGTGATGTACACTCAAAGACTTGCGCGCATACATGTTCTTGTACACACACTGAGAGAGCAAGACATCGTCTACCGCATTGCCACTTACCGCAGCGTTTTTCGCAGCAGGAGCAGCGTCAGTAGCTGGAGCAGGTGCAGGTGCAGGTGCAGGCTGCTGCTCGACAGGCTGATCTTCGATAGTTGGTGTTTCCTCAACAGCAGACTCATCTACGTTGATTGGTGTTTCAAACTCATTCTCATTCATGGTTGTCTCCTTGTAGTGGTTACCCGCATCATCTTACCGTGGTATAAACACACGTGATGTTCCTCCACCGTTATTACCTCTGAATGGAGGAAGACGTCTTGCTGCGAGAGAGCGAGCAGTAATTGTGCCACC